AAGCCAGCTACAACATTTTCAAATATTTCTCTAGGTATAGATGCAAATTCGTCAGCAATGATATCGTTAGCTCTTTGACCTCTAATCTTTTGACCATCACCAAGAGGTAGGCATGTTACAGTACTTTCGTTCAAACGAAGTGTACACCTATCAGTATCTCGTCTAGGACCGCTGTCACCATCACATATATCCCTGAGCATTGGAGAATTGCGCCATATTGTCTCCATATACTCAAAAAGGACTTTAGACTGCCGGAATGCGGCTCCAACAACTACAACCTTTCTGCGGGGCAATATGAGCGCCCTAAGCACGGCATACAAGGCTAGCATAAAAGATTTGCCAAAACCTCGACTAGCTATCAGCATTGGGAATTTACGATTCCACACTTCTTTCAGGAATAAAGCCTGAGATGGAAGTAATTGAACATTTAATATTTCTTTAGTTATAAAAGACAAATATTCAGGTCTAGTCATAAGCCAAGCAAGCTTAATGTTAAAATCATCATCAGAGACTTTAAGTACGGACATAGGATTAAACAGGTCTTTTTCAATTCCTTCTAAACCTAACCACGCTTCGTCAATAGTCTTTATTTTAGCTTTTGCCATGAATCTATTATTTCGTCTGCAAACCCATAGTATACTGCATCCTCTGCATTTAAATACCAATCTCCAGACTTTAACTTTCTAGTTAAAAATGTCTTAACCTTGTCTTGGTCAGGACTATGACCATATTTTTCTTTGAAAAACTCACCACCAATACAACTAGCGGAGTATATGTCTAACATAATATCACATATTCTTTTTTCATACTTTACCCAATTTTGTACGCTTTGATATTCACCACCAGCAGCTGTACTGCCATAATGAGACATAAAGTACGTATTAGGCGTCATTAACCTTCTGTCAGCAGCCTGTAATATAATACTACTCATCGACTCTGCCTGACCATAAGCAATGATTGTTATATAACACTTGGACATTACTATCGCGTCATATATAGCCATTCCATCAGACCACTCACCCCCAACGCTTTGCATATGTATTGTAATTTGTTTGTCAGACTTTATCTCCAGCGCTCTAATATTCTTCAGAAAAGTATTAGACATCTTATACTCCACGCCCGGATTTTCATCTCCGTCTGAAGTATAATAATTATGTAAAAATATTTCTCTCGTGTCTACATTAGCGCCATAATTATGAAGATCATATAACAGATCTTTATCTGCATTATTCATGACTTTCTCCCGATGGTATACATTTCATTCACTCTTTTGAATATGCTACTTACAGCCAAGAATGCAGTATGCTTATCTCCACAGAAAACTACATGAACGTCATTATACAATTGAAATTCTATTAGACATTTAAGCATGTATCTACCAGTTATTTTTACAGATGCTTTGTTTTTTAAAGGTATTCTAGTCTCTTTGGGAAACTTTAATAACTCATCTAAAGAAAATTCAAGAATCATATATTTGTGAGGAAAAGATTGCATCCTTTCAATCTCTCTTAAAAATGCTTGCTTTTTAGATCCTAGATTTTGAGCTAATTCTTCTACACAGCCTTTTCGCTCAACGCATACCTTATCTTCCAATCCTTGGATAGAATAATCTCCAGTATCTAGTTTATGCTCAATCATACCAGCGCAAGTATTGAACTTGCTAAAAAAATACCCGTCTTGCTCACGAGTATCTTTTATAACTGTAAAATCAGGAGCTTGTTTATATTTACTCATTTATTATTTCTCTAAACACATGTTCGTAGTGGGACTCTTTTCCTGTTACTGATTTGTGACAGTATTTACATAAAGTAATTCCATTTGAGACTTCATACCTGAGAGCAGAAGCTCCTGTCCATTTCGATATATGATGCACTTGTAAATTCTTTTTGTTTTTACATCCCGGCATTTTGCATGTAAATCTATCTCTCTTTAATACTTTTATTCTAAAATCTTTATATACTGGGTCGTCGTAATTTCTCATAAACATTCTACTTTATCTATTCTCATACATCTTCTTATTTTTCTACAAATAACTCTAGTCTCTATACTGTTGTCTCTTTTTAATAATGCTCTCATTATTCTAATCATCATTTCGTGACAGGCGTCATCTGCGTTGTCTGCCTCTAAAATATATAGCGAAAAAGGTAGCCTGTATTCTCTAAGATCGTAACCTAACAATAAAGGATATAAGTCAACCAAGTCAACTGACAGTCTGTAATTTGCCATCTAACATCAATTTTACTAACCTTTCTAAGTCATATTCTGGTTCCCATCCTAATACATTTTTTGCTTTAGAATAATCGCCTTTTAAATATGGAACGTCGTATGGTCTATAGAATTTTGGATCTTTAACTATGAATCTCTCCCAATCATCAAGACCAGCGTGGGTAAAAGCTATATCAAGAAAATCTTCTATGCTAGATGTTACTCCAGTACATATAACATAATCGTCTGGATTTTTTTGTTGTAACATCATCCACATTGCTTTGACATAATCTACAGCGTATCCCCAATCTCTGCAAGCTTTGATGTTCCCAAGACGTAGTTTTGGAAAGCTCTCCCTATGTATTACTACATGATCTTTTGTGAAATCTGTAGGAAATAAATCCAAATCTGTATAAGTAAGCCATTTTTTGAAATTAGATATCCATTGTATTATTTTTTGCGTAACAAATGCCTCTCCCCTTCTCGGTCCTTCGTGATTAAAAAGAATGCCAGAATTAGCATGTAACCCGTAAGCATCCCGATATAAACGAACGGAATGATGAGCAGCGCACTTAGCGATAGCGTATGGGGAATTGGGCATAAATTTCGTTTCTTCATTTTGGTATTTGCCTCCGTGCTTATCTACGTCATAAGAGCTTCCAAACATTTCGCTAGAAGAAGCTTGGTAAAAACGTGCGTCATGCATATTTAAATCTACTAATGCCTGTAAGATATTTAAACATCCTTTCCCAGTAATATCCCAAGTTATTGCTGGTTGATTAAAAGAGGTTGCTACATGCGATTGTGCCGCTAGATTATAGATTTCATCTACGTCATCGTTATTTGTTAGTATATTTATTACACTGCTAACATCTGTAATGTCTCCCTCGACTAATTTGAAATTATTATTAGAAGATAGATGTTTAATTCTTTGGCTAGTATCAACACTGGATCTTCTAGCCATACCTATAACTTGATAATCTTTTCCAAGCAATAGATCCGCTAAATGGCTTCCATCCTGACCAGTTACTCCTGTTATTATAGCTTTTTTCATTATTATCCTATAACCTGTTGCCTAATTGTGTAGTAATAATCATTTTTAAATACTGGCTCTAATTTTATAGTGCCTTGTTCCATATTCACAAAACTAGCATCGGCAGCGGCATTAACCTCTTTTGGATCTTTTAGGCCAGTGCCACTAATGTGGTGCGTTCCCATCCCCCATCTATATATCATTGAAGGGAATTCAAATGTATGTGTCTTGGGTTGAGCGTGGTATACCATGTATTGATCTTCGCCTATACTTAGTGAATTTTTTTTAGCAGCCTCTTCTCTATCTAGGCTAGCCACAAATGTTTTAGAAAATATATTACCATTATTAACAGATCCCGAAATTCCCCTGTATACATTAGAACTAGTGAAATGGATATGTTCAGATCTGTATAAATCATATCCGGGATTATTATGAATTTCTTCTTGACATTTTATAAATGATTTTTCAGATAATAAATCATCATCGTCTAGCCTATATACATATTCATTATTAGCCTGTGCAAATCCAAATAGTAATTTATCGAAAATAGAAGGAAATCTGGTTTTACAGTTAATAATTCTTACATTAGGTATGTCGCACACATAATCAACTTTAGCTTGATCATTTATAATTAACATTTCACAATCATCAGCACCTTGGGATACAAAAGAATAAAGAGCTTCTTGTAAAAGATGATGTCTATTATAAGTTAATGTAAGTACTGTTATTGGAATCATTATTTATCCTTTACCATATTTATAAAAAACCAAGCCACTAATAATTCTACTCCGATAGCCAAGCTCCAGCATGGTAAAATTACCGAAAGTGATTCTGGGTCCATATCAATCCTTTACGGTGTCTGGTGTTAAAAATGGTTGATCTACAGTTCCGTCTTCGTATTTATGAAAAGACGCAAGTCGCTCCTGCTCTTTACTCATTGCTAAACGCATCTTTTCCATTTCTATTCCATAATTTTTCATTCTTTCTGGATCTTGCATAAGGGCAGCCACCCAACTGGTGAAACTCTGCTTACTATCCTCAAGTCTCTTAATTCGCTGCTCACGGGTTCCTTTCATTTCTTTGAGCATCGCGCTCTTCTTAGCCTGCAATTCCCTGTAATCACGATTTAGGCTTTCCTGCGATGCCCTCAGAGAAGCAACCTGTCTTTCTAAGTTAATAATATAGTCATGGTCTTGTTGATCTTTGTCTCTGGCTCGTTCGTCTTGTATCATGTGATCATATGTATTGATCTGTTCAATGTTTTCCTTGTTACCTTTAAGGCATCTATTCATTAATAATTCTAGTTTAATTACATCCACTACCTGTATTTCCTCTGTGGGGAATACATCATCTTTGAACTGGGATATAATCCTAGACCAGTGATATTTAAAGAGTTCTAATTCATCGTGAGTAAACTGGGATTCTAACTCTACCCAATAAGGGCGATCTTCTAAGGAGTAGGCTGCTGCCTCTAAATTAGATAATCCTATTTTAAATTCTCTTTTAATATAATCCTGTACGGAAGATACGGACCTATTGAGCTGTTGGGCTATATCTTCCACCGTTAGACTGTCAATAAGTCTAGATATTGTTCTGCCTTCGTCTTTTGAAATTCTACCCTTGCGCATGTGCTATAATATTCCTTATGGCTTCAAATATTTTTTCTTTACGTACTTTAGGTACTGGGATGTCATTCAATAATTTAAGATAATCTTCTCTTAGGGTTGCTGGCAGGTCTATATCTATTTTTTCAAATATTTCTTTATTGGCTATTTGTTCTTCTAGATTTATTTCTTCATTAATTAAATTTTCAGTACTAAGCGAAAATGGTTGTTTAACCTTTTTCTTGTGATCATTATTCTTGACGAAATGATTGTCTCTGATAAAGTTTTTAAGTCTATTAGACAAATTAACGGAAAGGAAGTTTTCTAGGGGGCGTTTCTCATCATAACGGTTTAATGCATCTAAGCATATAATAAATGCTTCTTGTTTTATATCTTCTACATCATAACCATAAAATGTATATTTATGTGCTATCCTATTAACAATAGCGTCTATAGAAGAAAGCACCTGTTCCTCTGACATATTTTTTGGTATTTTCATTAACTATCCTGACATAGTATAGTCCTCCACACTTTACCATCAAAATATTGTAAGGCATCTACGTTATCATTGTAGAACAGTGTTCCACGTTTTGCATCGGGTTTTTTATGTGGGTCTAAAGTAAGTTGGTTGGTTTTAATCTTCTTTACGTCCAAGCGAGAGCTTTTTAAGATAAGTTGCTTAGTATATTTTTGTATATGCGTAATGGTGTCATTGTGCAAATCATTGAATGAAATTGATTGAATGTCATCATCAAATCTACCTATAAGAGAATTATCATCCACAGATACCATCAAAGGTATATATGGTTCAGTGCTAGTGGCAAACATTGTATTTTGCTGTACAAAAAATTGACCAAAGTGCGTAGGGGTATAAGTAGTAACAAGAACGTGTGTGTTGGGCGTATCAGAAAAGAATTCTCTAAATTTATTGTTACTAGGTACAGTTTCTGTATCTTCAACGTAGAACATGGGGTTAATGCGTTTAAGGGTCTGTCCCTTGTCTATAACAGTACCAATACCGATTTCACACAGTACAGATGAGGAATCAGCGTTGCTAATCCTGTCTATGCAATAAAATAATTGTTCATCAACATAATTATCTTTGAAACAACTTTTCTCTAAGTCTACCAAGCCTTCGTAGACAGCGACC